GTATTGATTATGGTCTTGCACATCAATGGTATAACTTGGCAATTGAACACTTTTTACCATCAGTGGCAATTCAATTTTATCTTCATTGGTAAACTTATTTGCAACATCTGGTGCAAAGTTAAAAACACAGAAAAACAGTGCTGATAGGCGAGGATGCAGCGCATAAGCATTTGCACGAAATGTGCGAGACGCATGGTCATAGTCTCGCAAACTATTGTTATCATTGCTGCCAAAAGGTTTAAGGAAATTGTTGATGTTAGAAGTTAACGCCACCTGCTTGTGTCCCTATTAGCCGGTGATTGTTACGCCGGTTCCTCGTGTTACGCTTGCACCAACACCAGTACCAATTGGTGTTTGTATAGCGTTATCAAATCTTATTGTAAGTGCTATAGTTGCTGGATCATTTGTACTATAGTTCAAATCACCATAGTTAACGCCTGATAACAAACAACCATACATTTCCCAAGTTTCTAAAACAGTAGGTGTGCTTGCGCCGTTACCACCATCTAAGATATCAAACTTTGTAATGAATTTGTAGTCAATTCCTGAACTTGCTGATGCTTGTTCCATAAAATCAAATTGCTTCTGAAGTTGCTCACCTACCAGCTTTGAAACATTACCATTTACGTCATCACGCAAGTTAACTGTCATATCACTCCATGTGTGCTTACCAATCAATTTCACTGTACTGTTATATACAGGAATGTCAACTGCCTCAAATGTAACGTCTGGGCGTGTAATGTCTACAATCTGTTTTGTCATTTCTGTTCTTGGTGTTGATACACCAAAGTTATCAAATACCGCACGGAAGCGATATTTTAGTTTTGGCATCAGCAGACCTTGGCTGCTGGCACTCTGGTCACTATCTAGTGGGACTGTAAATTTACTAAGTGATGATACTGACATCAATCAATCTCCTTATTTCCTATAAACTATTTATCGTAATATGACCACAAAAAAATAGGGGGTAATACTAAGATCATAAAAAAAGAGGGGTAAAACCCCTCTTTTTAAGTGTGTTATGACGTGGTTTACACTGTCTGTGCTGCTGCAACATTACCTGCTGCAATCTCACCTGTATTCTTAAGTCTAATTGGAATAAAGATGAATTCTGCTGCTTTGACAGGCTCGATAGCAATATCAACATAAAGTTCATTTCTATCAATTCTATCATTTGTGTTGTTTGTTTCGTCACAAACAACCAAGTAATCGTATACGCCACGCTTTGCAACTAGATCGTTAAGAATGCCTTCAATGCCTTCTTTTAATTCGTCTCTTGTGATCTTGTCGTTTGGCTCAAACACAAAGTTTACAGCATAATCCTGCAGTGTCTTGCGTAAGTAACCAACAAGTCTTGAAACGTTAATACGATCCAATGCACTTGTGCCTGCTGCACGAGTTTTGTTACCATAGTTCATCAAACCATAACCGCTAATGAATGTCATTGGATTGATTCTATTGCTGTACAATGTATCACGAACACCTTCGGTGATGTTGTCTACAACAAATTCACCTGTTGCGCTGTTAACGTAACCAATGCTTGTAACGTTGTCTAGTAGACCTCGTCTTGTACCAGCTGGTGCAAACCATGGGAACGATTGATCGTCACTGCGGATGATTGTTCTCAACGCTGCATGTGAACTTGGAACTGCAACACTGTTGCCGCTTAAATCAGTTGTTCTGCCACTTGGGTAAAACACTGCCATGTATGGATCACTTGTTACCAGTCCGTCTTCGCCGTCAACTACTGCCGCATTTACATTAGTTGCCCAGTTTTGTATTGCTGTTGAACCGCTTGCAAGTCTCATCGGACTGTCGCCAACAACAAATGCTGTGTTGCGTCTGTCATTGTTTAGGCTTACCATAGCACCAATCAATTCTGGATATCCCGGTGCAGCAATCAAGTTAAACGAACGACTATCTTCACGAAGATCAGTACTGGCGTTTAGACTTGCCTGCATTGCAGAAACAATAATTTGACGCACAGCCTTACGACCCATATATGGACTACCATCGTCTTTGTTACCACTTATTGTTACCCATGCATCCTTTTCTGTTGGAAGTGTTGGGTAAACAGAGGTATCGCTAAAGTTTGTTCTGCTAAAGTAGTTGCTACGGAACTGTTTAACATTATATGTACTACGACGTGTGTTGAACAACAACATACCACGTGGGTAAATTGCTGGATCTGGACGATCAATATCAACTGTATCGCTGGTTAGCAGTGATGCAATTGTTGGAATTGTACCTGTAACAACATCTGTTGTGGTATCACCCATGAAACGTGCATCTGCAAACAAGA